TCTTTTCTGAACATTTCTGCTTCTACATCAGACCACGTTAGACCTTGTGGATGCTCGCCACCCTCGATAGGTAGTTTGGCAGGCATAGTTGCTTTAACAATCATCTCTATCAAAGCTACGCTGTCAGCAGTTGTAACTAGCTCTTGTGCCGCGCTGTAAGTATCTGCATCTAGGTTGTTCTTTAAAAACCCTTCTACAGTCTTCAGGCGCTGTGTAGCGTTGTCACCTAGCTTCTGCATTTCCATTTCTTGCGAAACTTCTTCTACAGCTTGCTCTTGTGCAGACAATAAATCCCATGCACGACTGAACGCTTCATCAGACATGTTTGTATCTTTAGCAAACTCTGTTAGCTCAGTTAGTAAGGCATCATCAGACTCAATGCCTTCTGGGGCTGTATAGCCATCTTTAGGCGCGCCTTTGAATCCACCAAACTTCTTTTCTAACTCAGTGTATGCTTTTGCTTGCTCTGCTACTGACTGGTACTTATCAGACTTATACCACTCTGGTGTTTCACCTGCACCCTTAATACCTTCGGCTAGAAAATACTCACCCTGATCTAACGTGGGTTCGGCATTGTCTAACAAGGTATCAGAAGTAGCTTCTTGTACTTCGGCTTGTTCTTCGGACATATTAACCTCTTACTTTAGCTTGTTGTATTAAATTGATCACATACTTAACTACACCTGACTCACCATTATGGTAAGCCGCTTCGTAGTCTACGTTCTGCGATTCAAAGGGAGTGTCATTGTTATATATGAAACGTGACGTTAAGTCTTCAAGCACCTTCTTTCCTTCAGGCGTAGAAAAACATCCACTGTAAGCCTTAGCTAATTCAATGGATTTTATCTTCTGTTCTTCTGCGTATTTAGATTCCGCCTCTACTTTGGCGTTATCTATTTTGTCCCAACTCAAAGCGTTGTTTGTCCCTGCATCGGCTTCTCGCCTTCTATGCCCATCTGTGCGGCTTGCGCTCCTGCTTGTATTACTGCTTGCTTCTCACTTTCACTTCTTACTAGTGAGGCAGGCATACCTGCTTTGTTAGCAACCCAAGTACCAAAGTCTTCTAGCTTAAATCCAATCTTAGCTTCGTCTGGACCTGCGTTCTGTAACACAAACTGCACAGCTTGTTGAACAGTCAAAATGTCTTCACTATCCTGCTGTCTTGCTAGTGGTGACATAAACTTAATATCAATGTCTCTACCATCTAACTGTAGGGGCTGAATGATGCCTCTACGAGTCAATATAGCAACAACACGCTTTATAATAGGGATTAATACTTCAGTTTGCAAGCGACCAAATGCAGAACCTATGCGCTTTGCTAGTTCACGCGACTCAATAGCAACCTCTGTAGCTGACCTAACAGCACCAGTAGGATCACGTAGATCGTTGAATAGCGCACGTTTAATGCTCATTTGCAAGTCATTAATAACAAACTGTGACAACTGTAGGTTAGCACCAGTATCTAAACGTCTCAATGATGGGTTAGCACTGTTGTTAGAACCAACTGGAATAACAACCCCTGGGCTTATACTAATATTGTAGGGGTTAGTCACACCGTCATCAGTGGCAGTGTACATACCTGCTAGGTCGATAGCGGCTTTCTGTAGGGTAAACTCTTTAGCCTTGTTTAAAGACTTAACATCAGGCAGAGCTTGTAGTGCAGGACCACGACCACGTACTTCACCTGCTACCTTAGAGTAACGACCTGTAACCCACGGTGATGATGGTCCAAAGTCTTCCATCCATGAGATGCGATCTTCTTTGTTCACCCATAGGCAACCGTAATACGTCTTAGACTTAGGTAGATAAACAACACCTTCGTGTGCATCTACCATAGTGTCTGGCTTATCTTTAATTATGTTAGCCATTGTGGGTGATGGTTTAAACCCTGCCCACTTTCTTTGTAAGTCTTTTGCTTTAACTTTGAATCTGCGCCAGTGTGTCTCAACACTTCCTTGCGGACCTTCTTCAAACGCAATACCTTTCTGCGGTATGGCATTAAATACAAGCGGCATATCATCGTCATCTTCCTCATCAATTCTAAGAGTACCAGTACCGATTAATAGGTCTAGTGCATGCTCATAGAACTGTGTAGCGAAGTTGGAACGGTTAATATAATCAAAGACTTCTTCTGCTTGCTCTTCTAGGTTGCGCTTAATGTCTTCTTCTGACACATCAAACTCACCTGATTGAAGTAATTTTTTTACGCGAAGTGATGGTTCAAACGTAGCCCATCGTGACCAGATAGGGGCTATGTTTTCTTGTAGCTTACTAGCGCCTTGTTGGATAGCTTCAAGAGCAGTCGAGTCAAAGATTTTGTCCATCTTCTTTTGACCTGCAACATTCTCTTCAAACAAATTTCTGTTAGGAAGGAAGTATTCGTAGGCATCGTCTAATGTATCATGCCAATGTGTTGATCTTTTAAACGCATTAGCTTCTCTTTTTTTCAGATCATTGAGAGAGCCTAATTCAGAAGGTAGCTTCAAAACATACTCCTTGCCATAGATGCAGTATAGTTTCTTTTGCCTGACTCATCTGTTGGGTTTTGACGCGCTCTTTTAGGAATATAACTTGTACGCATAGGCTCAGCATCTCTACCCTGAAATCCTTTAAGTAGTGACTTAGCACCAACAGTGCCGCGAGCTTGTGCTTTTAGACGGCTTTCCGTTTGCCCTATCTCTTCATCGAGTCTACGCTCTGTTCTTCGTTCTATAGCGATTTCTTGCGGTGTAGCTTTAGGTTGCTTCGGTCGCTTCATGTGATTTCCTCAAATACTTATATAGTTGATATGGTGTCAGTATAAAAGGATTTGTTATCCCTAGTATCTGCTTGGTATGTCCTACACAGGTATTGAGCATGAAAAGCGATCTTCTGCGCTTCTTTGGCACAAAACTGCATATAATATAATTGTTGTCAATTATACCTTTTTCTGCGTCAGTTGTGAATAACTCAATAGTTTCGGTCGATTTGCTAAACTTTATAAGTCGGTCAGCAGAAGGAACCACAATGTAACAGTGTCTAATCCCTTTTTTAAGGAACCTACTCCACCAGTGATCTCTATCATTAGTGAATACAATATACATTCTAGTACACACTGAAGTTCACTTTAGCGTTGACAGGTTTTGTAAACTTACCTGTACCACGTAGTGCTGATCTACCTTCACCTTCACCTTGTAATGCGTACTCTAAGGCTTCCACAGGGTGAGAGTATTCATTCTTATCAGGCTCATCAGTGTAGTGTTCCCCTGACTTTTGTACTCTTCTGTAGCAGAACCCACCTTGTAAACCTTTACGGATCATAGAGGCTTTAGGTAGGACAATGAATCGTGGTTTACCATCCATACACATTTCTTTCATGGGTACTTCTAGTGCGGCTCTACGCTTCAATGGGTCATTTGTAGGGGTAGGTTGACAGGGAATACCTGCGGCACGCATTATCTGAAACGGTGTATCACTGTTTGATTGGTTCTTATTGTTGCCAGAAGGATCACCCCACCCTGAGAACTTGTGGTCAGGGTATTGTTCTTCAATGTATCTTTTAAGTGTAGGTGCAAAATCAACAGCACCAGAGTCAGTAAGTACCATCTCATCGAAACATATCCATCTTCCTACGGAAGTTCGTTGTAAAAACGCACACGCAGGTGTACGACCAAAGTCAAACCCTAAGACGATAGGGTAATCAAAGGATGGTTTAAATTCATCCATGTGTTGACAGTGTACGCTATCAGTGTACATAGGATGTACTGGCTTACCGTTCGATACAAAACCGTATTCATTGGCTAGATTCACCTTTATCCAGTCGTTAGTCTTACCATTTAGACCACGTTTGTAGTAGCCGTCAGGTAAGTTCTTTAGGTTCTCAGCGTTTGGATTGATTACCCAACCCTCACCTTCCTTAATAACTCCGCCCGCCTGCCTAAAAAATGACCAATCTTCAGGTCGTTCAATCTCAGCAAGTTTGAAATACCAGTGATCTTCATCAGGTGCGTTAGAGTCACCTAACATTCCATGATGTGTAGGGCGCACACCTTCTTTGGGAGAGGGGTAACGACCATGACGTAGGTCTAACATGTCTAAAACAGCTTTAGAATGCTCTTTAGTCTCGTTTAGCCACACCCAAGTAGTCTGAATACCACGGGCTTTCTTAACGTGTTCAGGTCTGTCAAAGGCGATAAACACGACATCACACTCAACCTCTGTGCCATCTTCTAGGTTGAATCTCATGAAGTGTGTAGGGGGTTCTTTATTACCTTGTTTAAAATCACCTAACTCACCATGTATCTCTAACCAGTCTTTAATCGTGGTGGAGAACAGCTCAGAATAGGTGTTACGTGCGGCAATGACACGAGATAGGCGTTTATTATAGTTCTTGTGTTCAGGGTCAGAGACAGGCTTTTGTTCACAGATAAGGTCTAACAGTTTGAGGATACATTGGACTGTTTTACCAGAACCTAATGGTCCCATGATGAAG